TGCCCACCACCCGAAACCGGGACTCGGTGGGCATTGTCATTCCCAGGGGCATGGAGGGCGGTGCATCCGAACGGTGAACCGTTGCCCGGACGGCATCCCCAGCCACGTCTGGTCCCACTGCCGCTCTCCGCGCAGCAAGGGCCGCGGCCCCTGCCACGGTCACGCGCTCGACGGCACCGAAGGCGCCGAACGGTGCCGCATGCACGTCGGACCGCCGAAAGCGAGGGCCATGGTCAACATCCGCGCCGAACTCGCGAAGTGGACGCTCGGTGACCCGGTCGACGACCCGGCGGACGTGCTGCTCAGGTTGATCACGCAGTCACGGATGCGCGCCGAGTTCTACGCGGTGCTGTTGCAGCAGGCCTACGACGCTGCCGAACGGCTCGCGGAAGCAGCCCCTGACGGATCCCGCCTCACCGAGGACCTGCAACGCGACCTTGACAACGTGCTCCAAGCTGGCGGGGTCGCCGCCCTGATCGGCAAAACCTACGGCGCCGCCGGCAAGGACGGCGACATCTACGCCACCGGAGAAGCGATCCGAGGGCTCGCGAAACTCGAAGCGGACGAACGCGACCGGTGCGCGAACTTCTGCCGCCTCGCCATCACCGCGGGCATCGCCGAACGGCAAGTCCGGATCGCGGAGCAGCTCGCCGCGACATTCCAGCAGGTCCTTGTCGGGGCGCTTGACGACGCCGGCCTGATCGGCGAGCAGCGGCAGGCGGTGGTGGCGAATGCAGGACGTCGCCTCGCTCTCGTTGCGCCTGCTAGCTGACCGCCTCGACGCCCTCGCGCAGCAGGAGCCGTGGGAACCGTACCCGTGGCAGGTCCCGCCCGGCGCGATCGTCACGCACGGCATGTGGCTGATCGAAGGCGGCCGGGGCATCGGAAAGACCGACGGGTGCGCCCGCTACGTCGACCAGCACGTCAACGGGCCGCCGTGCGACCCGCGGCACAAAGGCGGGCATCGGGTCGCGATCATCGCGCCCACACTGGATGACGCCGCCGAATCGTGCGTGACCGGCCCGTCCGGGCTGCAAGCACACAATCCGGCAGTCAGGCTGCGGACGATGCTCGGCGGGTCGAAAGCGATCTGGCCGTCCGGCGCGGAAGCGAAACTGTTCTCCGGCAACGACAAAGAATCCGTCGAACGGCTCCGCGCCGGCGGCAACCGCTGCCTGGTGTGGGTTGAAGAAGCCGCCGCGATGCGTTACCTCGCCGACGTCATCAAGCAAGCCCGATACGGGTTGCGGCTCGGCCACCGCGCGCATCTGATCGGCTCGTCGACACCGAAACCGACGCTCGACTACAAGGCGCTACGGTCCGACCCGCGAGTGGTCCGCACGCACGGCACCACCGAACAGGCCGTGCATCTCGACCCGGCAGTCCGCGCCAGCCTGTACGCCGACTATGCGGGGACGCGCCTTGGCCGACAGGAACTGCTCGGGGAACTGCTCGACGACGTCGAGGGTGCGTTGTGGACGTATGCGCTGATCGGTGAGGGCCGTGCTGACCCGGTGGACATGGCGACGGTCGGGCAGCCCGGTTATGTCGCGTTCTGGCAGCGGCGGGTGGTTGCGCTCGACCCGTCCGACGGCACCGCAGACGGCGACGAGCAGGGCCTAGCGGTGGTCGGGCTCGGGTCGAACCATGAGTTGTACGTCCTCGCGTCCGAAGGTTTGCGGGTCACGCCGTGGGACTACCTGAATCACGCGGTTGACGTCGCGATCGAACATGCGGCGACGCTGGTCATCGAGAAGAACCACGGCTCCGAATACCTGATCGGCCTGCTCGAACAGGTGCTGCGGAAACGGGGGATCCGCACGCCGTACAAGGTCGTTACCGCGAACCCTGGCCGGGGGAAGATGACCCGCGCGGAGCCAGTCGCCGGCCTGTACGAGCGGGGGAAGGTCCATCACGTCGGCGAGTTCCCCGAGTTGGAAGCGCAGATGACGTCGTGGACCGGCAAGACGGGGGAGAAGTCCCCGGACCGGCTGGACGCGTTGGTGTGGGCGCTGTCGGAGTTCACCGGCCACGCGTTGACCGACGCGCCGCAGACCGCCGGCAGCGCGGTCGTTGATTACGACGGGTTCCCCGCCAACGACACCGACTATCAGGCTTCAACGATCTCAGGGTGGTGACGCGGTGACGGCACCAGCCGATATCGACGTCACCGAGATCCGGCAGTGGGCCGAGCAGAACAGCGAAGCCGGGACGGAGCTGTCGGCGTTCTCCCGGTACGGCGGGTTCGGGTTCGACCCGGACACCGGCGACCTGATCGACTGGACCCCGGAATGGCAGGCCCGCGACATCGACGCGATGCTCGACACGGATGGGATCGCCCGCGCCGGCGAGCAGGCGTTGACGTTGCCGTTGCGCGGCGCTCCGTTGACGGTGAAAGGCGAGGCTGGGGACCGCGGTCAAGCAGAAGCGGTCAGTCAGATGCTCGATGGCCTCGCAGATCCGGTCGAGGACACGGTCGGGCACGCCGCGCAAGCGCAGATCTACCGGATGACATTCCTCGAGAAGGTGTGGACGGTCCGGGACGGCCAGTTCACGTTCGAAAGCCTCGCGTGGCGGCCACCGGATTCGTGCCTGCCGACCCGCGACCCGCAGACGGGCCGGCTGACCGGGTTCAAGCAGCAGATGACGTGGTGGGGCGGACGGTCCGGGCAGGGCGGCCGGAAACCGGAGTGGGTGCACATCCCGACCGGGAAGGCGCTCATGTTCGTCCACGGCAAAGCCCGCAACCCCATCCGCGGCGTGTCGGAACTGGCGGCGGCGTACCGCTGCTATCAGGACAAGCAGAAAATCCGGTTCCTCTGGTCGGTGTTCCTCAAAGGGGCGTCGGTGCAGCGGCTCGTCGCGCTCACCCAGGAAGGGTCGGAGGCGAAAGTCGCGCAGGCCCTCGCGAAGCTCGCGGCCGGCGGGGTCGCGGCCGTGTCGGAGAACGACGCGAAAAGCATCACGCCGTTAGACGCGACCGACTCGGGAGCGTTCTTCAAAGAAGCCCTCGCCTACCTCGACAACGAAATGCTGTCGAGCATCCTCGCGGGCTTCTTGGGCCTGACCGGGGCGGCGATGGCCGGCCGCGGGTCGTTAGCCCTGTCGAAAGATCAGTCGGAGTTCTTCGACCAGGCGCAGGACGCGACCGCCCGGGAGATCGCCGCCGACATGCGCGCGCAGGTCGCCCGGCCGTTCGTTGTCGTGAACTTCGGCGTCAACGCGACCGTCCCGAAGTTCACGCTCGGGCCGGTGTCGCGGGCGTCCGCGCAGGAACAGATGGACTTCCTGAAAGGCCTCGCCGCCGGCACGGCGAGCCAGTCGGGCGCGCAGTCGATCGTCCCGCAGGAGTTCATCGACGAACTCGTAATGAAGATCGCCGGCTACCTCGACTTGGACACCGACAAGGTCGCCGCCGCGGTCACCGATTCCGCCGAACAGGCTGCGGCGACGCTGCCAGCGGACGGAGTCACGACACCGCAGGCAGCTGCGGTTTCCGGCGCGGTCGGCGCGGCCACCCAACTCGTCCAGCAGGAGGCAGCGGCAGCATGAGTATGGACATCGAAGGTCAGCACCCGAGCACGCAGCACTTCGTGCCGCTGTTCACGTTCGATCATCTCCCGGCAGGCATCATGCGTGAAACCAGCGCGGCGTGTGCGATCCTCGCGCAGCGCATGATCGACACGCTGCCGGACGGACCCGAACTGTCCTCGGGTCTGCGGAAGCTGCTCGAAGCGAAGGACTGCTTCGTCCGGGCCTCAATCGGTCATGGCTGAGCCGTCGCACGTACACGCGACGCTCGCGAAGCACTACCCGACGCGCGTGCTCGATTGGGTGAAACGCGCGACATGGAAACGTGACCCGGCGGTGCCGCTCGCGAAGATCGACATGTCCCGTCGGCCCGGTGGACGTGACCCGCAGAAGGTCGCGAGCATCGCGCAGGCGGTCAACGACGGCAAGCCGATGCCGCCAGTTGTGCTCGTCGACACGGGTGATGCGAAGTTGCAGATCGCCGACGGCTACCACCGGACGCTCGGGTTCGCGCACGCCAGGAAACGGACCATCCCGGCGTTGATCGCGTCCGGCGTCGGCAAGCACGGACCGTGGGAGAAGCGGATGCACGACGCGAAGCTGAACCTCACCGCCGACTGCGGGCATCCAGTCGACCTCGCCGGGGTCTGTACCGGACCTGGTCCGTGTGACACGAAACCGTTAGGCGCGGGCGACAACTGGGTCAACAAGGCCGGCGGCCTTCCCGCGTACATTCGCGCGGTCGCGCACGCGTTCACCCGCAAAGGCATGCCCGAGTCACAGGCGATCCAGCGGGCCGTCGGGGTCGTGCGGAACTGGGCTGAAGGCAAAGGCGGCGTCACCGCGCAGACGCGCGCTCGTGCCGCTGCCGCGATAGCGGAGTGGGAGGCGAAGAAGGCGAAAGCGCACTCGCTCACCGCCGACCCGACAGCCTCAGTGGACTTGGCGTGGAACGAGTCGCTGCACCCCCGCAACAAAGGCAAGTTCGCGCCGAAAGGCGCCGCCACTGCGACGACCAGCACGACCGGTGGCGGGAGTCTCCCTCCGGGAGTGGCGGCGAACGTCCGCGACTTCCAACGCCGCATGAAGCTGCCGGTGACCGGTGTCATCGATGTCACGACCGCCGCGAAAATCCGGGCGCTCACCACCCTCGGCGGCAAAGGCAAGAACGGCAAGCGTGCGAAGGCGCGGGCGCTCGCAGCCGCACGCCGCCGGGTCGGGCAGCAGGTATCGCGGGTCAACAGCCTCACCGCCGCGCAACGCGGCCAGTTGCGACAGCGGATGCCCGTCCCGCCGACCGGCTACGTGTGGACATCCAGCAACAACCTGCGCGCCGTCCCGCTGGCCGCCGCGCAGAAGATCGCGCCGCTCACCGGCATCTGAACCGAACCTGCGCTTCGAGAGGAACCGTCGATGACTGTCGCCGTCCACACGCCCACGTTGACCGCGAAAACGACGAAAGTCGGCGGCCGGCTCTACCGCAAGCAGGTCCTTCCCGTCGGCGGCCTCGACTACACCGACCCGACGACCGGAGCGAAACGACGCCTCGAGTTCACGAAAGACCGGCTCGATCAGATGGTGCAGTCGTTCAACGACGGCGCTTACGACGCGGTGAAGTTCCAGCTCGCCGACGCGAAGAACACGCACACCCTCGACCCGGAACGGTCCCGCGGCACGGTCCGCGCGTTCGAACTGACTGACCGGGGTCTCGACATGATCGTGGAGGCGACACCGGAAGGCGCGAAGGTCATCGACGACAACCCGGACCTGCCCGTGTCGGCGCGGATCGTCGAGGACTTGACCCGCGCCGACGGGAAGTCGTTCCCGGTCGCGATTCATCACGTTCTCGGCACCCTCGACCCGCGGGTGCCGGGCATGAGCCCGTGGCAGGCGGTTGACCTGTCCGCCGAGTCCGTCCCGACCGTCGACCTGTCGGCGGATTCCTTCACCGAGAAAGGCAAGCAGATGACCGTCACTGCCACGAACACGAAGCCGACTGTGTGGTCGAAGATTGGGAAGGCGTTGGGTCTGACCGACACGGCGACCGAGGACGAGATCGGCGACAAGCTCGCCGAACACCTCGCCGTGACCGGTGATGAGCCGACCGCTGACGAGATCGCGGCCGCTGTCGCCGCGCTCGAAGCCGACGCCAACAAGGAGCCGGTGTCGTTGACCGCTGAGGCGCAGGCCGCGATCGACCTCGCGAACACGAAGGCCGAGCAGGCGATCGAGCGGGCTGCGAAGGTCGAGCGGGACGCTCGCAAGAAGGCGTGGGACACCGAACGCGACGCGTTCCTCCGCGCCGGTGTCCCGGCCGCGCTGGTCGACCTGGCCGCGCCGTGGTGCGGCGGCGACGCGCCGACCGGGTTCATCGACCTTGCGAACGAGCAGACGACCGTCGAGCAGGTCCGCGACGCCGCCGAGTCCGGCTTCCGGAAGCTGCTGAACGAATGCAAGGGCCTGATCGACCTGTCCGTCATCGGCGAAGCCCCCGAACCCGACGACGCCGCCGCCGCAGCCCGCACGGAGCAGGTCAAGGCCCACCGTCAGCGCGCCGGCATCTGAACGGCGAACCCCCTCTCACCCTCGAAGGAGCATGCCGTCATGGCTGGAATCGTCCCGAAGTTCATGGGTCGCAGCATCACCTGCGACGTCGTCGAAGCCGTCACCGGCGGGCAGGTCGTTGAGGCGCGCGCCGCGTCCGGCGCCGCCACCCAACGACCCGTCGGCGTCGCCGCAGCCGGTTCGACAACCGTCCGCGGCGTCGCGCTGATCGACGCGACGAACGCGACACAGTCCGCTGCGCTCGTCTACCCGCTGCCCGTGTCCACGACCGTCCTCGTCGAAGGCGGCGGCATTCCCGTGACCTACGCGGCGAACGCGAACGACGGCGCCGCGCTCAAAGCGGCCGCCGCCGGGAAGGTCACGCCGTGGGTGTCCGGCACCGACGCCGCCGATCTGATCATCGGCTACTGCGACCAGGCGGGCGGCGTCACCTCGTCCGGGACGACCGTCGGCACCATGCGGCTCAACCGCGCCTGACGCACTACGACACGCCGCGCCGGTCCTGGCGCATCCCCCTTGTAGGCCCCGCAGCGTCGGGGCCTTTCGCATGAAAGGAACCCGGCGCGATGCCAACCAACGTGTTCGCCACCACCGACGGTCCCATTCTGACCGTCAACCAGATGCTCAATGACCCGCTGTTCATCCCGTCGCTCATCCTCGACGAGATCGACCAGCTGTTCGTCATGGAGAAGGTGCTCCGCGCGGCCGGCACGCCGACCTGCGGCAGCATCGTCTACTACGAGTCGACGCCGCTGTTCTCCAACACGACATCGGAGTACGTCGAGGAGTACGGCGACATTCCGCTCGCGTCCAACTCCCTCGGCAACCCGAAGTCGCAGCGGACCCGCAAGCGTGGCCTTGGCGTCGCGATCTCCCAGGAGATGCGCGACCGCAACCAGGTCGACCTGCTCAACACGCAGATCCGGCAGGTCCGGGAAACGCTCGTCCTCGACTTCGACACGGCGTTCATGAACGCGCTGCTGAACAACGGCAGCGTGAACACGTTCGCCGCGTCGACGTCGTGGGCGACATCGACGCACATCCGCAAGGACGTCCTGGCCGCGCGGAAGCTCATCATCGACGCGAAGCGCGGGTTCAAACCCGACACGCTGCTGATGAACCCGACCGACCGGAACAACATCCTCACGTCGAACGAGATCACGCAGATTTACGTCGGCAACGTCGCGGACCGCAACCCGCTGCTCACCGGCGACGCGACGTTCCCGTTCGTCGGCGTGCAGAACGTGATGGAAACCTACGCGGTCGCGGCCGGCACGGCCGTCCTGTTGCAGTCGAAGCGAGTCGGCGGGTACGCCGACGAACGGCCGTTGCAGGCGACACCGGTGTACAAGTGGAAGCAGGAAGCGGAGACCTGGCGGTCCGATGTTCTGCGCACCACGGCAGTGTTCGCCGACCAGCCGCTCGCCGCGACCATCATCACCGGCATCTAACCCGGCCTGAACCCCACCGACCAAGGAGACGCCCACGATGGCACGCACCGAAGCGCCGAAGGCCGGCAAGTACGAGCAGCTGGTCGACCGTTACGACGAGTACAACGACAAGAACGAGCTCGTCGCCACCTATGAGAAGGGCGACATCGTCCCGCTGACTGCGGAGCAGGCGGAACGGCTGACGACGGGCGACCGGCCGGCGTTCGCGGAGCCGGGCGCGCTCGCCGCGGCTGAGGCGGCGCGCCTGCAAGCGCAGGCGGACGCGTTGAAGGCGCAGGCCGAGGCCGCGAAGGCCCGCGCAGCGGACGCGAGCAAGGACGCGAGCAAGGACGCGAAGGCGCCTGCTGCGTCGTAGTTCGTGTTGGGCGGGAGTTCGAGTTCTGGCGGGTTCCCGCCCAACATCACTTCTGACCGGATCGGAGGGCTGCTGAGCGATGCCGCCGCCGACCGTGAAGGACCTCAACTACACGACCGTGTACGGGCAGGCGCTCGTCCTGTCGCCTTCGGGCGCGCTGACGCCGGTGTATCCGGGGTCGATCACGTTCACCCCGTCGACCGTGCTCCGTGACCAGGCGGGCAACGCGTTCTTTTTCCCGTCGCAGACGTTCACCGCGAACACTGACGTCAACGGGAACTGGACGATCGACCTACCGGCGACGGACGACCCGGACATCAACCCGACGGGTTGGACGTATCTCGTCGCGGAGAACTGGGCGGGCGGCCGGTCGTACTCGATCGGCGTCCCGTATAACCCGCCGTCGGGTGATCGGACGGTCGCGTTCGCGACGATCGCCCCGGCCCCGGCGTCGTCGGGTGTCGCGCAGTTCGGCTACCTCGGGCCGCAGGGCGCGCAAGGATCCGCCGGTACCGCTGGCCCGCAAGGCGCGACCGGGCCGCAAGGCCCGCAGGGGTCGACCGGGGCAACGGGCTCAACTGGACCGCAAGGCGCATCCGGCGCGACGGGACCGCAGGGACCGCAGGGCCCGCAAGGCGCGGCGGGCGCGGCGAACGTCCTCAAAACGAACAGGTACGCGCCCGCGACAGTCTCGACGTACACGACGACGTCTGCGACGCTCGTCGCGATCGACTCGACCAACATGCAGACCGGGTCGTTCAGCGCTCCCGCGTCCGGGCAGGTGTGGGTTGAGGTCGCGTTCATCCTGCAAGGCAACAGTGCCGGCACCGGTGCGATGGCGAACCTAGCCTTGTTCGATCACGGCACCACCACCCAGCGCGGCGACACCTGGTTCCTCAACATCGACACGATCAGCTCGGAACCGACGATCGCGAAGTTCCTCGTCACCGGCCTGACCCCCGGCACGTCGTACAACTTCGACCTGGCGTGGGCGCAGGGCGGCACGATCACGCTGACCACGAAAGTCCTCGCGATCACCGGAGTCGGGTCGGGCGCGGGACAGAGCAACCCCGCCGGCCCCGCCCTGTTCGAAGTGCACACGGCATGACCGGGGAGGGGTGAGCGGTGCCGGCGACCCTCGTGTTCCGCGTGTACTCCGACTATCCGGCGAACACGGCCCTCGCCGACCCGGCCTCAGTCACGTTGAGCTTGACCGGCCCGGACGGTGCGGTCACTGCAGCTGCGTGGCCGGGCGGGACAGTCATCCGCGACTCGACCGGCACGTTCCATTACACCGAGACGTTCCCAGGCGCGTACACCGAACACTGGCAGGCGACCGGCGGCGTCCCCACCCAAACCCAAGACGGCACGTTCACCATCGACGGGCCTGCCGCCTACTGCAACCCCGACGACGTCCGCGCTGTCCTCGCCGGCAACGCCACGACGACCGGGACCGCCGCGACGCTGTCCGATGACGACCTGTGGGGCGCGATCGAGGAAGCGCAGACCGAGGTCGACGGGCGGCTCGCGAGCCGCTATCAGACACCGTTCCTCACCCCGCCCGCGCTCGCAGTCACGATCACCCGCGACATCGCCGGATACTTGGCGACCCTCACCTACCGCAAAGGCGCGGTGCTGCAACCCGGCGACCCGACGCTGCTGCGCTACCAACGCGCCCAAGCCCTGCTCACGCAGGCGGCGGCGGGGAACCTCGGCTTCCCCGAAGCACCCGCCGAGACGGCCGCCGGCGAGCCGACCGTCGCGAACCCGATCGACGGGGACCTGTGGACCGCCGACGACTACCGCCTCCGGACCATCCCCGCAGCGTGGCCGGGAACAGCCGACGCGCCGCTGCGCTGGTGGTGACGTGGACTTCTTCGACCGCATCGACGAACTCCTCCACGACGTCGGCCGCGACCACGTCACAGGCAGCGTCGAAGTCGATCAGGTGTACGCCAAATACCAGCATGAACGCCTAGACTTGAACCACCCTCACGGCGGGCACGCCCAGTACCTGAAGCAGGCGATGGTCGACCATGCGGACGAACACATGCGCCGCCTCGCGAAACATGTTCTCGAACCAGGCGGCGTCGCGGACGGGATGCGTGAAGTCGTGGATCAGGTCGCGCGGGATGTGCACGAGGAGGCGCCGCGCGAGTTCGGTGACCTGCGCAACTCCGCGCATCCGACAGTCGTGAAGGACGACGTGACGACGTTCGACGTTCCGCCGCTCGTTCCCCGCCTGACGGAAGCGGAGCTGCGGGAGAAGGACCGGCTCCGCGACGCCGGGCACGACCGGTACCCGCTCGACCATCCGCAGCATGTCGCGAACCGCATCGCCCGCCGGATGTCGCCGTGATTCTCGTCGCCGACGTCGACGTGTGGGCGCACGCGGCGACAACCGCCAACCCGCCCGGGGTAGGGCTGGACGCCGCAGTGCCTGTCGCCTCACAGGCCGAGATGGACGACAACTCCCACGTTGGCAGGGTGCTGTTCCTCGCGCCGACCGGCGGCCCGGGCCTGTCGCTGGAAGAAGGCGTGTTGGACACGCAGACCTTCCAGTTCCGGTGGCGCGGCGAGCAGGGTAACCGCGACGAGGCTTACGCGGACGCTGAGGCGTTCGCGCAGGCCGGCGACGCGGCGGTGTTGCGCGCTCCGCAGCCAACGGTGATCGGCGGGCGTCGCGTCACCGTCATCCAGCGGATCGGCGGCCCACCGTCTTACCTGGCGTCGATCGGCCGGCAGGTCGACTTCGTCGCGTCCTACGCATTCACCGCCGCCTCACCGCTCACCGACTAACCCGCCCTGCTTTCCTCTGACCCCGCGCCCTGTCGGCTCGGGGTGTCTCCGCCTGCCCGAAGGGAATCCTCGCCATGCCGCCACGCGCCCGCACCGATGACGACCAGACCCCGGCCGAGCCGACCGCCGCGCCGCAGGCCACAGCCACCCTCGCGGTCGGCTACCCGCACGACGAGTTCGCGCCGTTCGGCGGTAACGACCCCGACCACAAGCTCGTCGTCACCGCCGCCGGTACACCCGTCCCCCAGGGACGGGTCGACGACGTCAAAGCCGCCGCGAAGGCCGCGGACGTGACCATCCGAGAGGTGCACTGACATGCCGACCCCCACGATCTCCAATATCGTCGTCGCGAACGCCACCGCCTACTCGGCGCCGAAGAACGAGCCGATGCCCGCGAACACCGTCGCACTCGGCGCCGCATGGGGCGGGAACTGGACGTACACCGGCGGCCAGGACGACGGCGGTCCGCTGACGTTCAACTTCACCCAGAACGTCACCCGGCACATGATCGAAGAACAGTCGATGCCGGCCGCGATCACCGTCGACACGTCCGACCCGTCGGTCACCATAACCCTCGCCGAAGACACGCTGGAAAACATGAAGCTTGCGTTCGGCTCCGGGGGGACGCTCACCGTCAACGCGGGCGCTAGCCCGCCGAACAAGGTCCTCGTGACCGCTGACATCATCACCGTCATCGCGTTCGGATTCGAAGCGCTGAACCTGTTCGGGAAGGCGCGGCGCGTCTACTTCTCACAGGCCGTCGTGTACGCCGCAGCGCAGACGCCGTACCGCCGGTCCGCGCAGAAGCGCGCCTACGCGATCACGATCGCGTCGCTCGTGCAGCCGACGATCACGGAGGTGACCGGCTGATGGCCGGATACAAGGCCGATGAGGTCGTCGAAAAGCTGGAGTGGGACTTCACCCCGTTCGTGCCCGACGCGAAAGGTGTCGTCCCGGAGCCGTCGACGGAGCAGGTCGGCGCGTTCTTCGAACAACTGCATCTGATCTTCGACCGGCCCGTCGGCGAGACAGATGACAAGGTTGTCGACTACATGCGGCGGATGAGCGAAGATCAGATGTCGCTCGGCGATGACAAGCTCCTCGCTGCCTACGCGGATCTGTGCGGGAACAGTCCGAACGTCGACCAACTGCGGGCGTTGCCGCACCGGCAGCGGTACGCGTTCTTCGGCTGGATCACCGGGCAGGTCACGGACCCCACCTAGCCGACGCGCGTTACCGCCTCCTGATCGACCCGCAGGAGGCGTATCGCGTGCGTCGGCATCTTCACCTCGGCTGGTCTGAATGGCAGGCGCTTCCGTGGTTCGAGCAGCGGGCGCTCCGTGAGGAGATGGCCCGCGAATTCGACGGGGTTGAACCGCCGATGTTCGCCGATTCCGACGAGGCGGCGGAGTTCGCCCGCAAAGCGGGGTTGATCGACTGAAGGAAAGGCGGGTGACGGTCGTGGCGTATGACGCCGGGTCTATCGAGTCCCGCCTCGACATCAATCTGCGGCCGTTCGATGAAGGGTTGGAACGGGCGAAGCGGGACGCTCGCGAGTTCCAGCGGCAACGGTACGCGGCGGTTATCGACCTCGATGATCGCCGCGCGAAAACGAAGATCACCGATGTTGACACGTTGCTGCGGAAAGTCGCGTCGACCAAGGCGACGGCGACCGTGGCCGTGGAGCATGGGCAGGCGATCCGCAAACTGATCGACACCTCCGATCGGCTCGACCGGCTCCGTGCGCAGGTCGCAACCGCCCGCGTCGATGCGGACACCGACGCGGCGCGGCGGCGCCTCGACGCGCTCGACGTGCAGTTGCGCCGGATCGGGTTGATCACGTCCCGCCCGAGGGTCACGGTCGACGGGGTTGAGCGGGCGAATCTGCAACTCGACTCGCTTGCGCTGCGGCTATCGACGATCAACGCTGCCGGTGGCGGTAGTGGTGGTCGCGGTGGTGGCGTGGGTGCGGCGGGTGGCGGGTGGCTGTCACGGTTCGCCCGGTCCGGGGGTCCGAACCCTGGATGGCTCGGCCTGACGGCAGGGGCGGTCCTTCCCCTCCTGCCCGGTGCTACCGGCCTCGCCGCTGGCGCGGGAGCGTCGCTGCTCACCCCGACCGTCGCCGGGCTGATCGGCCTCGGCGGGTTCGGCCTGGCCGCGAAATCGTCGGTGAAGACCGTTGAGACGGACGTGAAGAAACTCAACACGCTCGTCGGCCAGTACAACGCGGCAACAACGGACAAGCAACGCGCTGCGGTCCTCGCGAAAGAGCAACTGCTGTGGAAGTCGCTCGATCCGGCGCAGCGGCAGGCCGTGAAGAACGTGCAGGCCCTGGATGCGATGTGGGCGGGGTTCCAGAAGCGGTTGGAGCCGCAGACGTTCGGTGCGGTCGCGGCCGCGGGGCGGCTCGGCCGGACCGGTCTCGGTCTGCTGTACCCGTCCGCCGCCGCCGCCGGCACGTCAGTGATCGGCCTGGAACAGTCGACGAACCGGAAACTCCAGTCGCCGTTCTCCCGGTACCTCGCGCGCGACGTGCTGCCCGGTGAGACGCAACGCGCCATCCAGGCCGGTGGGGTGGCGTTGCAGAACACCCTCGCCGGGCTTGCGCACACGCTGGTCGCGTTCTCACCGCTCGGCGCTGACCTTGAGCAGTGGCTGGACCGCACGTCGGCGCGGTTCGAGAAGTGGTCGGAAGGGTCCGGCCCGTCGAAGTTCGTGTACTGGGTGGAACGTGAAGGGCCGCCGGCCGCGAAAGCGTTGGGTGGGCTCGCGCACAGCCTGGAAGGGCTCGGGAACGGGTTCGCGCCGATCGCCCGGCTCGAGCTGGCGGCGCTCACCCCGGCGTTGAACTTCCTCGGTGACCTCGGCAAGGCCCATCCGGAAGTGATCACTGCGGTCGGGGTTGGGTTGCTGTCGGTCGCTGGTGGTCTGAAAGCGGTCGCGCTAGCGAAGGGCGCGGCGGGTGTTCTGTCGAAAATCCCCGGCCTTGGCGGCGGCGGGGGCGGTGGGGGGATTGTCGGTCGTGTGCTCGGTGGCGCGGCCGCGCCCGGATCCTCTCCAGCGCACCCCGCCTACGTCATCGTCCTCGACAACACGGGCGGACTGCCCGGCGGCGCGGCCCGTACCGCCGGGACGGTTGAGAAGGATGTCGCAGGTGGCCGTGCCGCTGCGGGGCGGGGCGTGCTCGGACGACTGGGAGCGAAGATCGGCCCCAAGCTCGCGCTCGCCGGAACAGTCGCAGACGCCGCCTCCTGGGCATTCCTGACATCGGGTGATGCCGGGCCGAAACGGCGTGACCCTGTGCAGACCGGTCTACAGGCGATCTTGCTGAACATGCAAGGTGTCTCCACGGACACGCTGCGCCGCTACTACGCGGGTAAGCGTCTCACCGCCGCTGAGCAACGGCAGATCAGCGCCGGGTTCGCGTTCGTGAACCAGAAGAAGTTCACGACTGGTGAGGTGGGCAACGCCGACAACCCCTATCGGTTGAAGCCGTTCGCGGTGTCCAAGTTCATCGCCACACAGGGCACCGCTGATCAGAAGACCGCGCTAGGGATTCTCGCCGCACGCAACCCGAAAGACCTCGGCCACACCGTTGCGGACGCCTACACGGTGGCCGGGAATGCCGCCGCCCGGTACGCAGGCAAGATCAAGAGCCTCGCGCCCGATGAGGCTGCGGCGGCGCGGGCGACCGCGACGCACACCGAGAAGATCCAGCGCCAATGGGCAGCGCTCGGCCTCGCCCCGCACTATGTCGGTCTGGCCGAAGCCGCCGCTGCGGCCGGCGGCCGGAGGATCGGCCAGTCGATCAGCGTCGGGATGGCGCAGGGCATCGAAAACGGCTTCAAGGTCCACGTGCTGCGCGCGGTCACGAAAATGGCCGACGGGTCGATCAAAGTGGTCTCCACGAAGCTCGAGTTCGGGTCGCCGTCGAAACTGATGCGCCGCTACGGCCAATGGGCCGGGCAAGGACTCGGCCTCGGGTTCCTCGACTCGATCCCCGGCGTCGAAGCGGCGTTCGCGAAAGGCAGCACGGCCGGCATCAAGGCGGTCCGGGCGAGTCTGCTGTCCCGCCTCGCGTCGGCGCAGCAGCAGCGGACGGCTGACATCGGCGCACGGTCGCAGTTCGCGGCCGGGCTCACATCTCAGTTCGTCGGCGGGTTGAACCTCGCTGGTGCGATCGGCCCATCCGGGAACGTCGGGAACCTCTCGGCGTACATCGGGAACTACGCGAAGTCGCTGCGGACCCTCGCATCGGACGAGAAGCAACTCCGCGGCAAGCACCTGTCGCCTGGACTGCTCGACATGATCACGCAAGTCGCGGCGGCGAACGGTCCCGCTGCGGGTATCGCCCTCGCGACGTCGATCCTGTCCGGCCGGTCCGGGTCGATCAACAGTCTGAACCGCAGTGTCGGGAAGGTCAGCGCCTACGCGGGAGCGGTAGCAGGGCAGGACGCGGGCGCCCAGTACGCGGCGACCCTCGCGAAAGACGACCAGATGATTTCGCTGCTCACACGGCTCGTTGACCTGGCGGAGAAGTATCCGCAAGCCGTCACTGCCGCGTTCGACCGGACCGTGAAGGGAGCGCGCGCGCATGGCCGGTGACAGCTTCAACCTCGCCGGCTACGAACTGCTCGGCGGCGTCACCGCGTTCTCCCTCGTCAAGGACACGTTCGAC